ACTGCGCTACTTTGCTATCTAGTTCGTCTATTAGCACTTCAAACGCGTCCATTACTCACCTTTCTGTGTTGGTTCCTTCATTGCTTCGTTCATTTGTTTATCTTTGTGCAATGCAACATTAGTCAACAGTTGTTTGTTCTGTAACTCGTGTGCCTTACCTTTTTCAGAGATATGCTTGACCATATCAATACCCATCTTCATCTTTTCTACTGTTTCAGCAGATTCTTTTTGGGACTGTGATTTAGCTGCTTCCATGGCTGTTTGTGCAGCAATGCGGGCGCGCTCGACCTTGATTTGCTCCATCTTGAGTTGAGCATCTGTCTGGTCTTTTTGGGCTTTGCGTTGTTGCTCTGCCGCTTTAATTTGCAACTCTTGTTGTTGCATTTGTACCAACGGGTCTTGGGCTTGCTGCTGGGCTTGTTGCTGTGCAGCTTGCGCCATATTCTGTTGGAGCAATCGTTGGGAAGCCTGCGCCAATAATGGTGCTAGGCGGGCTTCGACTTCTGGGTCCATATGGACATCATCACCAGACTCATCTTGTTGGGCTGGCAAGGACATACCGAGTTGTTTTTCAATCTCAACACGATATTGGAATCCAAGGTGTTCGTTAATATGCGCCATCATTGCTTACTGCAAAGCCTGAGCCATAGGGTTGCCTTGTAATAACTGAATGATTTTCGGGTCTTTCATCGCCGACATATGGACTGTGATATGGGCGGTGTGGTCTTGATATTGGAAAGCCTTAGCGGGCTTCATCATCAAAATATCCTGATTTTCTGTTACAGGGTCTTTTGGTCTCATATCCTCAGGTAGTGGAATGAGCTTATGGGCATTCTTAATACTCAATACATCGAGCATCTGACGATATAGTAAAGGCATATTAAACAGGTTTGGCGACTGGGCAGCCAACTGCATTACCGCCTGATACTGAACAATCTTTTGCGCCATGGTAGAGGCGTTAGGGTCAGATACCGGAATGACATCTACGTTGTGATAATCTGCTTTGCGGGCTTTACGACTGCCTTCTTCTGGCTCATAGTCGTATTCTGCAGGAGCATTGTCCGCAATAATCTTTTTGAGTAACTTTAGTTCTTGTTTTAAGCTGTAGTGGATACGAGCTTGTACTGCGGACATAACTTTAAGTGTACGTTCCAAGATAGCCAGAGTAGTTCCGACAGGTGCGGCTGCCGACATATCTGAGATTTGTAAGTCTGCTGTGTTTGCAAAGCGACGTCCTTCCTCAACGATTTGATTTAACAAAGCCATTAATACTTGGCTTGGCTCTTTGTATGGGAGCGGCATGATGTTGTCACGCATCACTCCAGACGGCACATCCACATCACGGAATTCGCCCGGTGCTATCGGTGTGTCGTCTCCTTTAACACGCAAGCCACGGGTCTTAAAGCCACCCGGCAAGTTTGCGAGGGAGCCTGCGTCAACAAGTTGGCGGATAAGGGAAGTACCAGATTTAGCATAAGCACCGATAAGATGGATAAGACCAAAACAGTAAAAGCCAAAACCGGGAATATACCCATAGTGTACGAAGTGTTGCTGTTTTTGATGTTTTTTGTCATTTTGTTCCCAATTTCTGCGAATTGATAAGACGGTGTTGCTGCCTTTTTCAATTGTGACAATGTAAGGTAGGGCAATTCCTGTTGGCTCTCCGTTTTCGTCTGTATGCTCGTAACTTTCTAGGTCTAGGTTGACGTGCATCTCTAAAACTTTGAAACGGTCATCAGAAGTAGCTCTAAATCCTAGCTTTTCTGCAATCTTTTTCTCTACTTCATCCAGTACATTGACTGGCTCGCCCAAATCTATGTCACGATAGAACCCTGAAACCTGTAATGCCCGCATTTCATTCTCAGTTTTGCGCATGACGTGGGTTACACGGTCAGCAGACTCTAGGCTAGAGGCGCCATAAGGCACAACCATGTCTTCTGCTGGGACGTACATAGAGACTTGGCGTCCTAATTGTGCATCTTCATAGACTTTTTTGAACGCATTACCCGCTAAACCCAAGCCCCACAGCATTCTTTCTGTTTCTGGACGGTATTCTTGCATCACTTCTGTCAGTTCGTAGTTCATATCTTCTTGAACACGCTCTGCCGCAGCTTTTTTCTCTGGAGTTTCCTTGCCAATGACTAGGGTTTTTACTGGACCCGCTGCTGGAAAGATAGACATCATGGTTTCTGCTTGGAATTTAACCAGTGCTTCAGAGAGTAATGGGTGGTAAACACCGCAAGCACCTTCCCATGGCTCACTTCTTTCCTCAATCTTTAAGCCTAATAGCTCTAAACCGTCCACATAAGTCTGAATCCAGTCTTTTCTGGAAGCAACATCGCCCTCAAAACCTTCTAATAGCTCACTGGCTATGCTTGCAAGGGCACGGTCATCAATTTCTTCTGCCAAGTTAGCGTAGAAATCATCTGTTTTTTCAGTGTCTGGCGTTAAAGTAATCTCTAATCCATCCATTCCAATGGTGACTTCCTCTGGATTTACCACCTCAATCTCGAGTGGTACTTCTTTGGCTGCCAAAGCATCAATGCCTTCGGGTGCTTGGTAGAGAGCTTTATCAATTGCCATACTAAATCCTTATCTAAATGTGGGTCCATACGCCCAAATAACTGCTGAATATCGAGTACCGCTTGTAACTGGAGTGACCCGATGTTTTAAAAATGATGGAAATACCAAAATACTGCCTTGTTTTAAATCTATTTCTTTTGAATTATCAATATTAAATTCAAACTTTCCGCCTTCAAATTCTGCTGGGTCGTTTAATAAAATGCTGCAAGACAACTTTCTTTGTGTTCCATTTTGCGGCTCAAACGTATCCATATGCCAGTCGTAGTGTCCTTGGTCCATATATTTACTCATTTGAACATCTTCAAAATTTGTCAAATCATAATTCCATTTTGCTAACATATTTGCTGTGCAAACATAATGCTGTGCTACACATCCAATTGGTTTACCGATTTCTTGCCATACAATTTTGGTAATCCTTTTTGCTTCATTTACGCCTTCTTGCCCAACCTTTGCCAATTCTGTACTATTCCAATCTGTAGACTTAACTACATAATTGCAAAAATTTTTATCCAACACCTCGTCAAACAACCAATAATAATTGTTTAGCATTAGTAATACCCCGCATTACGCTTGGATTTAAAATACTGCGGTTCATCTGGTTCGTCACTGGGTAATCGAACAAATCCGCCCTGCCTAAATCGGATTAAAGCTTGAGTAGAGGAGTCTACTAAGTCATCGTGGTCCGAATTAGGGAAGGAAGCCATCTCTTCGATTACTTCTTCCGCCCATCTTTTTTCTGGCGCCCAAACCTTGCCGGACGCAAATAAATCTGTTACAGAGTTTAATCTGGCGATTTTATCATTTCCACGTGTTGGGGTAAACTCGGATACAGGAATACCCATGCGGCGTAATTCGCCGATTAAAGGCAGTCCAGACGCCTTACCTTCCACGATAAACGCATCGGGCGCGAATTCCTTGTACATATCAAAGGCTTTTTCTTTAAGTTCTGGAAACTCTAGTCGTGCCTTATAAGCGTCCAAGAGGATAATATGGGGGTCATTCTCATTCTCGTCTTTATAAAAAACACCCCAAGTTGTGCAGGCTGAGTAGTCTGAACGCTCATTCTTAGTAAATGCCGTATCCCAAGACTGGATAACAAACTGACACATTGGTGGATAATCATTCTCCCAGATGCGCCACCACTCTCTTTTTACTAATGCGCCCTCTTCAGAGGTCGGCTGTTGTTGATACTGCGCCTGCCACTTGGAAATCGGTAGTTCTTCCTTGAGAACCTCTAACTCTTTGATATCCCAGAACTCGGGCCATAGGGCGCGACCAGATGGCAGGATAGCTGGGAAGTCTATGGTCTCCCATACATCCCCATCCTTTTCAATTGAAGACTTAATAATCCTGCCCGTTAAATCTTTCTTAGCCCAACGGGTCATCACGACGATAATCGAGCCTCCCGGCTGGAGTCGCTGACGTGGACCTGAGGAGTACCATTCGTATACTTTATCGTAAACTTCGGGATTCGTGGACGCAATCGCAGCTTCCTGTTCAGAGTGCGGGTCGTCAATAATGAGCAAATCTGCGCCCTTACCTGTAACGGTACCGCCAACACCAATAGCAAAATACTCGCCATTAGCATTAGTGGACCAACGACCAGCAGCTTTACTATCTGACCGAAGAGTGACATCTGGGAATATCTTGGCATATTGCTCACTTCCTACTAGGTTACGTACCTTTCGTCCAAAGCCTACGGCTAGTTCAGCCGTGTTAGAACACTGAATAATCTTTTTGCTTGGGTACCTGCCAAGAAACCAAGCAGGCAACATATAACTAGCGAACTCAGACTTTGTGTGACGAGGAGGCATATTGATGATAAGACGCTTAATCTTTCCAGTCGCTATCTCCTCAAACTTCTTCGCCATCACCTTATGGTGGGCGCCATTAATGAAGCCGGGCCACATTTCCCTTACAAAAGCCATAAAGTCGGTTTGGGCTTTTTCCCGCTTTTTTGAGTTTAGGTACACTTCCGCCGCCTCCATAAAGGCAGCTTGCTGCGCTGGGTCTAGCTTTTTAACTAACTCCGTCAGATTCATTTAGGGCGCTTCATCTTAATATAGGATGGGCGTACAGACCTTGCCGTATTGGGTAGGCGCTTACAGTGTCCCAATTCACACAAACGGACAATAATCCGATGGATATTGCCTTTAGACTTATCCCCCGTAATATCCATGATATTTTGAATCGAGGGCGCAAACCCATAACGGTTCCACCAAGAGTCAATAATCGTATAGATATATTGTTGTTTTTCTGTCATAAGAGTATAGATAGGGCGATATAGATTACTACCATTCCAATGATGGAATAGACAACATCCCTCATAGATGGGATTCCCAATGACGGTCAGACGCCCCTTTTTCTCCAAGCACCCAATGTTGCGCGGGCGTGTTGATGGCATCATAGATTTGAGACGCCACCGATAGAACATACTTAATATCTCCTACAGAGAGTTGTCCCATAAGCTGTAGTATCTTGACTACGGCAACATCATTATCTAGGGGTTGGGGCTTTACTATAGTCTCTATCATTTTTTCATCCTCTCTATGAGTGCTTCCGTTAATATCTCTGCAGACGCCTGTCGTCCTTTTTCCACCAAAATCATATTTTTCCTGCGTTCTTCTAGGAAAGCTAATAGGGCGGCAAACTCCTCCATCTTGAGCATTAAATACTCTATGTGAAAGTCTATTGCCTCCAGACTATCTATTTTTTGCATACCCCCCCACCCTATGTTGTAAAAAAACAACGACGGGGGGTGTTTCTATTTAGACTCATCATTATCGTCCTTGGAAATTGAAGAGGGGGTACCCTTACTTTTGGATGGTGATTGAGTGTCGGGAATAGTATGTAGTATAGACTCAGGAGTCCCATCTGCTAAAAGGGGTGTGTGGGGGTCGCTTATCTCTCCTCCTGCATTCTCTAAGCCCCCCTCAATCTCTCTCATCAGGGCGTCAATATCGCTATCTGATTGGTCAATGGTGCGAGCGTTATCGTTTAGGGCTTGTTTAAGCATGGATAAGAGCTCATCTTTAGCCTTATCGCTATCTTTAACGACCTTGGTCTCGCTGCGGTGAATAAATGAATCCACTCCCGCAACAGTCCCCAGTGCTTTAAGAGCATTCACCCTCACAGAAGGATTACTATCTTCCGCTAAAGCCTCCACAGTGAGCCTATGAGCCACTAGAGACCTTATTTGTCCTGCTGTATACTGTTTCTCCCACTCAATCGCCAGCTTAATCGCCTCCGTCATAGTCTTGATATCGTTACGGTTTGCCATCTTATATCCATTATTTGCGATTGTGTTGGGTTTTGCCTTGGTGTTATATGCCTTGCGATACGCTCCCGCTTTAGTCTCACCCCTTGCCAGCGCATCACAAAAGGCAAACTGTTTAGCAGTCATAGAGCCCTTATCGACATTTAGCAATTCATACATAGGGGTTTTATCAAGTGCCTCTTTCATCTGAGCTTTAGTAAGTTTTGGTAGTCTCATAGCGGAACATGACGGGAAAATAATCGGAACATGAGAGAGACTATACCATAAGCACTGTATAAATGCACAGTATTGTTTATCTATACAGTATCTCTCTATATGAGATGAGTATATAAACCATTCCAGCAGGGTTAAACTTGCGCCCTTTTAATTTTGGAATGAATTAAAACTTTCTCACATTGTGAAAAACTATTTGTCATTTTCTTGACCTAGGTCAATAATTTAATAGTAAAACGGCTTTAATCTACTTGTGCAGTAAGCAGTCAAACACACTTAACAGAGGACTAGACAAAATGAAAACTGAATACCAATTAGAGGCACTGAGCAGGGCAAGGGGCAACACCAGCGCCCTTAACTATGACACGATATATAGAGG